GTAGATGGAGATACAGTAGATGTCAGAATTGATTTGGGTTTTGATGTGTGGCATAAATGTCGTGTACGACTTATGGGTATCAACGCTCCTGAGTCTCGAACCCGTGATAAAGAAGAGAAAAAACGAGGGTTGGCTGCAAAAGATTGGCTAATTAAACAACTCTCAGATGAAGAACATCCTTGCGAATTACAATCTTATGGCAAGGGTAAGTTTGGAAGAATACTAGGAGAATTTTTTATTAACGGAAAAAATATAAATCAACTGATGGTAGACAATGGTCATGCGGTGGAGTACTTCGGTGGCAAGCGGTAGTAAGTGTTTAATAAACTCGCACGAATATGTGTTGCATTAATTTTATTTATACCTTTTCCTGTATTAGCTGACCACGTTCCTACACAACCTCCATATAATCAATCAATAGCATTAGATACTACAACAGGTGATTTAACTATAGGTATATATACATCTGATGGTTTTGAAGATAGTCCACCAGAAAAATATACAATATGGTTTACAATTAGTGACGATACAATAGATACATCTACAGCTTATTGTGTATCTACTTCTTTTGGGCATACAGATAATCTTGTATGGAACTATTATGTATTTTCTTTAGAAGATTTACAAACATATTTTGAAAATCCATATGGTACATTTAGAACACAAATAAGGTCTGATAATGATACAGACAATAGTTATAGCACATTAACTACAGAACAAACTATTACAATACCTAATCAATTGCCTTTTGTTAATTTAGGAGAATGGACAGCACCTACTACAACGTGCAATGATACATCAATTCCACCACCAACACCTAATAATGCTATTAATGTATCTGTAAATTATCAAGGAGAAGATGTTTTTTTTGAGTGGGAATATGCAAATAATGAAACTGTAGACGCACATTCATTTCATATAAATTACAGTTATGATAATACAAACTTTACAAGAGTAATCATAGACGATACAAGTTTAAGAGAATATACATTAAGTTATGAATATATACAAACAGGAACATTTTATTGGAATTTTTCTGTGTGTGGTGATTTAGATAATGGAGAATCATGCACAGAATCAGCTGCTAATAACTTTGAAACTACTGAATATACTCCACCTACAACTACTCCACCTACAACATTAGCACCTGCACCACCTCCAGAACCTCCAGAACCTCCAGAACCTTATGTAGACCCGTATGTTATAGAAGATAAAGAAGTTATAATGGATGACGGTAGTGTTGGTACATACAGTCAATCAGATATTGATGATGGTACTGTAGAAAGAGATAACGAAAGACAAAAAAATGAAGAGCTTTATGGTTGTTATGTTACTGATATTGCTTTGGAACGTGGTGATTGCGATATACCTGAAGAAATTGTAGACACAACAGATGAAGAGATTGATGATTGGGATACAGAATATGAAGAAATTGAAGAAGAATACGATACCGAAGGAGAGTTTTCTGATGATGTTGTTGTGGTATTGGAAGTGGACGATGACTATGAAGATGAAGACATTATTGAACTTACTGAAGAAGAAATTCTTGAACTTGAAAAACAAATGGAAATTGATGCTAAAGCATTGGAATTGGAAGAAGAACTTGAAATTTTTGAATTTGAAAGTGAAGAAGAAGCAGAAGAGTTTATTGAAACATATCTTGAAATTGAAGAATACATTGAAGAACTTGATGAATTTGAAATTGAAGAAGTTATTATTGAAGATATCCCTGAAGACATTGTTATAATTATTGAAGAAGATATAGTTGAGGAAATAATTGAAGATGAGTTGGACAAAGAGATACCAGGAGATGACATTGTTACAGAAGATACAATTCCGACAGAAGATATTTTGGTTGAGCCAATACAGGAAGATGTTAAGGAAGAACCTTTAGAACTTACTGAAGAGGAAGTAGCTATTGAAGTTGCTGAAATTGAAGAAGTTATTGATGTACCTATTATTGAAGAAGAATTAACTGAAGAAGAAGTTGTTGAAGTTATTGAAGAATATGTTGAAGAACTTGAAACTGAAGAAGTTATAGAAGTTCTTGAAGAAGTTAATGATATTGGTGTACAAAATCTATCCCAAGCCACAGAAGAAACACAGGTGGTTATACAGGCTGTAGTTGAAGAAGTTATTGAAGATGTAGAAGAACTTACTGAAGAACAAGTAGAAGTCGTTGCTGAAGTATTACAAGTTCAAACTGAAGACGTTGAAATTATTGCTGAAGCTGTTAAAGAAGATGAGTCAGTTGCTACTGCTGTAGAAGAATACGTAGAACGTGCTGTTGAAAACGAAGATGTTGAAAACTATACATTAGCTGATGTTGTTACTGAGGTACAATTTGAAGAGTTTATAGATAATCCAATTGAAGTATTAACAGATATTGACATAAGTAATATAAGTATTACAAACATAAGTGATGACATGACAAGTGACCAGAAGGAAAAAGCACAAGAAGTTGTAGTTCCTGTAATTTTGACTAGAATAGCTAGCATGGCAGCTTTTGTATTTAGGAGAGGCTAATGTTAAAAAAGTTATGGGATTGGTTAATAGCCGCAATAAAAGAAACATTAAACCTTAGTTGGACTTTGGTTGGTTTAGTTATTGCTACGCTTACACTTACTGGTTCTGCACAACAAATAACAGGCCTTGCTACATTAATTACATTAGGTGTTTGGTTATTAACAATTGGTTTTAGAAAATAAATTATGGAAACAAAAATTAATTTAGGTCAAATATTACAAGGTGGTTTAGCTGCTTTAGTTGGTTGGCTCTTTAAAACTGTTAATGATTTACAACAAGAAGTAGCAACACTTAAAGCACAAGTACAAGCTTATCAAGATTCTATTGCAGGATTTAATCAAAATCTAATAGTTATTGAAGAAGTTATTAGAGAAATCTTATTTAAGGTAGGAGGATAATGGACTGTTGTGGTAACGGCTGTTGCGGAGGAGGATAATTAAATGGCACATGAAACTAGAAAGAAAAATTTATTAAAAAAACACGGATTATCAGGTGTAAATAAACCAAAACGTACACCAAAACATCCTACTAAATCACATGTAGTATTGGCACAAGAAGGTCATACAATTAAATTAATAAGATTTGGACAACAAGGTGTTAGTGGTGCAGGTAAAAATCCTAAATCAAAAAAAGAAAAAAACCGCAGAAAGTCTTTTAAAGCAAGACATGCTGCAAATATTAAGAAAGGTAAAATGTCTGCAGCATGGTGGGCAGATAAGGTGAAATGGTAATGGAATTAGAAGTATTAAGAATTAGCTCACAAAAAGATTCTACGTCTGGAATATTATTTGACGTTGTGAATGGTAAAAGAAATTTTCTTTGTTATACACTAGAAGATGAACAGCGTGATGTAAAAGTCTGGGGTGAAACAAGAATACCTGCTGGTAAATATAAATTATCTTTAAGAAAAGAAGGTGGATTTCATAGTAGATATCAATCTAAGTATGGTGATATGCATAAAGGTATGATACATGTTAATGATGTACCAGGATTTGAGTATATCTTATGGCATACGGGTAATACTGACGAAAATACTGCAGGTTGTTTACTACTTGGTAACTCACAAACAAGTAACCTTGTACAAAAAGATGGATTTGTAGGGTCAAGTGTTAATGCTTATAAGGATGTATACCCTTATGTTGCTGCAGCTATATCACAAGGTGATGTATGGGTGACATATACAGACTACGATGGAACTGTAAATAGTAATGACAATTCAGACCTAAATAGTAATGACATAATGGAAAAGCTTTCTGAAATATCTGGAGAAATTCAAATATTAAATGCTAAAATGGATGGAAAAGAAATTATATAATGCCAAAACCAGTATCGTTTACTAAAAGTAAGAAGCTTGGGGATACATTTGACCCTGATATACAACCTTGGAAAGATGACGAACAAGCTGGAGATAAATCTGCACAAGAACTTCAAGGTGATTTAGAAAGAAAAATTCAAGGTGGTCAAGATGTAACTCAATCTGATATATTTAGTGGCCAAACACAAGTAGGTGGTTCAAGTGGTGCTAAAGGATATAAAATAGAATCTCCTGAAGCAGGTAAACAATACCTTAAAGAAATAGCTGGTTTTGACATTGATATGGAAATAGAACTTAGACAATCTATAGCAGATGAATTATCAGGTAAACAAATGGAAATAGATGTTAGAAATAAACCAGGTGTCCAAAAAGAAGAGATAAGTCCTAAAATATCAGAGACTAAACGTACTGTATTAGGTAGTAAAGACAGGCCTTTTATTGATGAAAACTGGGTACAAGACCCAGAAACTGGTGACTTTAAAAAAGTTAAAGGTGACGATTTAACAGGCAAAGTATCTAACTTACCTAATGTAATTGAAGGTTATAAAGGTATGGACTTAGCTAAATCAAAACAAGCCTTTAGAAATGCTGAAGAATTACAATCACTTAAAATTCAAAGAGCTGGAATTGTTAGACAAATTAATAAAGAAATGTACGATGTTCATTATGATGCAGATGTATTAACTAGAACAGATGTAGATGAAGCTATTTCTATATCAAAAGGTGAAGGTATAACTGTATCTGAAGCTATTGTACGTAGTAAACAAACTGCAACTGAAAAAGTAGCTGCAACTGGAGATGCTTTTGAAATAAAAGAAGATTGGAAACAAACTGCTGCATATGATTATTCATTAATTGAAGAAGGCAATAAGTTAAGAGATTATCAAGAAGATGTAAAAGCAAACAGATTTCAAATGACAAATCTTGAGGACAGAATAGAAGCAACTGGTACTGCATCATATAAAGAATATCCTAAAGGTGGAGGTAGAGGCGGAGTTGTACAACCTAATTTAGGTGGAGTTACTAATCGTACTAGCAGTAGTATGCAAGGTGGCGGAGTAAGAGGTTTGGGTTATAAACAAGCTGATATACTTTCCAGGTCTATAGTTCCATTTACACCAGAAATTAAAGATAATATAGCTGAACTACCTTTTGCTATGTCTGATTATTCATCACAAGCTGAAAGAATATTAGGTAAACAAGCTGGTAAACAACATATGAAAGATATAGTTGATGATTCGATTGGAAAGCTACCTATAACCGACCCAGACGGCCCTGTAAGAGGGGGTAAAGATTTTGAGGCAGTACTTGCCAAACATAGAAAAATAGAAGCAGCAGCAGCAGAATTTGCCATGATTAGAAAAGATGTTACAGATATATATGGTTCTTATAGTAAAACAAATGTAGAAAGATATTTTCAGGGTAAAGGACTTGCTTCGTCCGGAGCTTTCCGTGATGTTCGTAGTGCAACAATTGCTGGTGTAGATTTAAATAAATTGAACGTCCAAGGTTTGCCGGCCGTCAGTAAAAAAATGGAAAATAGAATAGCAAGTCAACCAAGATTTTATGAACATCAAAGTTCAATTACTATTTATGACCCTAAAGAATTTTCATCTACAGGCGGTGGTGCAAGATTAGAAGAAACAGTGCAACAAATAGCTGATACTGGTCAAGAAACTGATACAAGATATGGTTCAGGCCATGATGTAAAACAAGAAGGTCCTGCAGGTACTAAGAACCCACAAGTAGTTGTACCTAATCCTGATGCACCTGATTACAATAAAATGGAAGCTAGACGTGAAGCAGCTTATAAGAAACGTGAAATATCTTTAGGAGGATTTAAACAAATAGATGACGTTAAAAAAGCGCAAAGAATTTTATCTACTCCTCCAGTAGGATTAAGTGAGGGAGATGTAGAAATACAAAAGAGTTTAAAGAAAGCAATTGCTGCTGCAGGTTCTTTAAAATTAGTTAAAAATTTAAGTACTATTTTAAATAAATCTAATCCAGCATTAAATGTTTTAAGTATGTTGCCTAAAAAAACTTATGAAGATATACTAAAAAAATCTGGTATAATATATAAAAAGCCACAGGCATAATATGAGTGATTTATTTGAAAAAAATAATAGAGCAAGAAATACTGATGGGACATTCAAGAAGGATGTTGCGTGGACCCCTTGGAACGAAGCATGGGAGTATAAGATGAGTGAAGACTTGAAAGATATGTTAGAGCGTACTGCTTGGACATTCATTGAAGCATTTATCGGAGCGTTAACAGTTGCCCCATTAGTTGGTGTAGAAGCTGAAACTATTCAGTTAGCTGCGTTAGCTGGCGGTGGTGCTGCATTAGCAGTAGTTAAAACATACGCTAAAAAACAAATTAGTAAGTAATAATGGCTGCACAAGATAAAAAAGATTGGTCAGTGCATGGTATGACTGAGCGTGAAATGAAATCACGTATACATTCACATAGGGAGATGGCTTATAAAGCTGCTGAAGTTGCTGTAGCTAATAAGGTTCCGTCTGCATTTTTTGGTAAAGACTTTAAGACTTGGGCTAAAAATAATCCTGATGCACCTTTCTTTAAACCAGTAGAAAAAGGTGGTACTGGTGGTTATGATGCCTTAGTAAAGCAAGCTGAAAGACACATTGGTGCGCATAACAGATATGTCAATCGTACTAATACTGCTTTAAAGTTAACTAAAGCTTTAGAAGCTAAAAAAGCAGCTAAACTTAAAGCTGATTTAAATAAATTAATTGGGGGATAATGCCAATATCTAAAAAAGGTAAGAAAAAAGCTTACAAAACTGGCAGAAAATATAAGAAGTAATTACTCTTCTTCTATATTATATAGTTGATATTTAAGCGTAAGTTCTTCGCCTATAATTATTTCGTATAACGTTTCTAATACAAATCCATTAGGAAATTTTATTAGCTGGCAATTGGGATAGTCATTGTGATTTATAAATCCACCGAGTGGTGTTCTAATTAGGCCATGTTCAAATGACCTATTTTTAATATGAGTTACTCCTAATATTGTTCCTTTTGGTATAGGCTTACTAGCAAAGAGGCCTAAGCCATCAACTTTAGACCTCTTGATAGTTACTGTATCTGGTAAAGGTTTATAACTCATCTGGATATGACCAGGCTTGTTCTGGATTAAAGTATGGATTATGTTCTGGAAACTTCCACGCTTTACGTATATCCCAAATACTTATGTCATTTTCTTGATTAGTACCTATATATATAGCATTAGCTACTTTAGTAAACATTGACTTTGTCACTTTACCTTTATAAAAACCTTGTGGATAATGGCCATCAACTAAATTCTTAAGTCTTTGTAGCCATTGAAGGGTTTTTAGTGTCACCTCTCCTGTTTTAGTTTTAGTTTCTCTAACTAGTTCTGCATTATTTTGTGTTACTTTAGCATTTAATTTATAATCAAATCTATTTCCTGCTAATTTAGCACCTTTCTTTAATAAAACATCTAGCTTATGTGTAAAAGACATTGTTAATGTACCGTCATTATTTATGATATAACTAGCAAATACTCGATTGCCCTTTGGCGTCAAGCCAAGAAATCTCTTTCCGCCAAAGCTATCTATTGACTTAGCTGCATTAATACGTCTTTTGTCTCTTCTTGATTTCATAAGTGATTGTTGTATGACTTTGTCGATTGCTATGTCATTTGCATGTTTAGGTGCAAATTTAGTATTTATGTTATTCATATTATATCACTCTTCCTCTCTTTTTGTTTGCATTTCAAATTGAATATTATAATCATTTACAAATGTAGATAATAACTTGTCAACTTGTTCTGTATTAGGTCCAGTTTGTGTTACTGGACTTCCTAAATTATCTATTAATTCAACTGCCCATTTGCGTAATTGCATAGGACTATTAAATATATTTTCTTTATTTGAGTCTGACATTTAACCTCCCCAGCAGTGTTTACTGCTGTTCCAATGGTGCCAACCATCGTGTTTTATAAGCCAGGCAGCTACTGCAGTTGCAGTCTCTGGGTCTGTCCTTTCTTTTTGAATGTTTAATTTAGGCTTTAACCATGCCCATGTATTGTCGTTAAATTGCCACAATCCAATATCTTTAGTACCGTCTTTATTAATACCAACTGCGTTAGGATATCCACTGGACTCACAATAGATAACCTTTAATGCTCGTACTCGAGTTTCATCCTTTTGGGAATCCAAGTCAAAGTATTTGTCAATTAAAGGTAGCCATTCTAAGACGTGTTCTATCATACGCTGGTCTTTGCGACATTGGATATACTCAGTCATATCTTCCACCATAGGTGAAGCCACTGTTAGAGTACAACTGAGTAATAATCCAATCATATTTAGTTTGCTTGTAATTGCTTTTGTAACTTACGACTTCTAGCTTTACTTTTGCTACGTATTTGCCTACTATCAGCTGGCGTAGATACTAAGTAATATAGAAAATGTCCCTTTTCTTTTGCAGGTAACGTTACTATATCGTAGCCTTCTTGTCTTAAGTCATGTAAGACGCCACCAAATCTTGTGCATCTTAAATCAAATACAAACTCTCCATTACTAATTGGGTCATTGTACCTTTCAGATTCTAAAACGTATCTAATAAGCTGGCTTTTGCTTCTAATAGTTTTAGGTATCTTTTTTCCTCTAAATGATTTTACAATCATATTCTTCCACCTTTCTTATAGTTCGTTACTAATTCCCCAGTCTTCTGGCAAATCAGTATTATCCATCCACCAAGATTTACGCCATTTACCTGTGTGTCCACCGCAAATAGCTGGGTCATTGGTTGAACAAACAAAGTCAGGACTTCTCTCTGACTTTTTATTATTTCTATTATCGTAAACCATTTGCCCACAATAAGGACATTTTAAATCGTCACGATATTTTTTCTTTTCTTCCAATTTTTCTACCACATCTTGAACAACGTTTGACATATCAGATACTGTAACAACATCAGCTTCTTCTAATGTTTTTACTTTTTCATCCAATGTCATTTGGTCAAAGTCGTTCGGTATCTTAGCTTCCATTGTACCAGATAACTTTTCTAACATACTAAAGTATTTATTTAGTTGTTCATCAGACCAAGTTTCTTTGTTGTCTGGAAACTTTTTAAGACGTGCGTAATCATTAGCTTTACCAATAACATTACGTCTGATATCTGCATCAGATATATGTTCTGTCATTGTTGAAACTGTTTGTGCTATGAATTTTATATCTTGTCCCATTAGAATGGTGCTTCTTTAAGGTCATCATCATTACCTTCAGCATTTAATATATCATCCATAATATCATTCATACGTTGCTTATCTTCCTTAGTAGGTTTATTTTCTTTCTTACGCATATCAACTTTAGTGACTTCAACTTTAGCATCAGCCTCTGCCATTTCTTGCGTATAACCATCAGGTCCTACTGCTGTAGACTCTTCTTCTGATTGTGTACTACCAGACCATAGTTCTACACCAAGACCAAACCTCATACAAGCACGTTTAAATGCATCTGATTCAGCATCTTTGAGATTACTACCATCATTAAACTTTACATTGTCTAACTTAAAGGTATCGATATCACCAAAGCCAACAAAACTACCCATACCTTCAATAGTTATTGTTCCTTTAGCACCAACGATTCTTTTTTCCCCTTTATATGTGCTATATACTGGTTCACATTCCCAATTATATTGTACGCCACTGTCACGTAAACGTTCAACATAATGTGCATGTGGTACATAATCCCCAAACTTACCAGCAGGTGCTTTACGCACTAAATTAGCTGGAAAAGGGGATAGTAATTTATTGGTATCTACCATCTTTACTCCTTTTCATTTCTTTGTAGGCCTTAATCAACCCGGAGGAGGAATAAGGCCGTTCTCTTATTCTTGAGTTAGTACTTCCAATTGAGTTATACCCCTTTCGATTGGTATAAACTTAACTCCGTCATCATCATTAATAACGAAGAAAGGTCTACTACCTAATCCAGCGTACTCAATTGCAACTTTTCTAACTTTAGAATTGACATTGTTATCTGACATATCCTATCCAATTGTACTATACATCATCTAAATTAACAAGGTATTCAGCTGTCACACCGTCACCATCTTTACAAAATAGTAACCATTGGCATGGTCTGCCCATACTTGCTAACTGTTCAAGTGCATATGTATTGTAGCTTTCAGTACTTCCGTTAACCCACAACCTAATACCATTAAGATACATAGTGGTTGGTGTATGAAAATGGCCAGCTACTGCCATATCAAATGGTTCCATCATACCGTTAGCTGCTAGTGTCTTCCATCCTTGTAGCTTCTTACCAAAGCCATACCATGGAAATCCACTAAATCCTCTGACATTATCGCCATGCCATAATAAAAACTTACAGTTTTCTCCTAAATCTGCTATGTCAAACCAATGGTTATCACCTTCACTATCAGGTATAGTCCATTTAATTCGCTTTTCGTCCCTATATACCATTGACATTATGCTTCCCAGCATTCTGTCTGCGTTACTGTCTGGATGATAATCTTTCCTTGACCTTCCACCAAGGTGTCCATGATTACCAATTACCCAATGAACATCTACTTCTGCGAAGTTGGCAAGTAATATGTCAAAAAATGATGTCATTATACGTGGACCGTCTATTGTCACTTGTTTGTATAATGAACTATCAATTAAATGTGATTGCCCTGGAAATATTAATTCACCTTCAATAATATCTCCTACTGCAAACACCGCTACTTTGTTCACTGGATGTGATTTACGTTGTAGATTTGTTAACTCAACTATTTTTTTAGCGTATTCAATTACTCTAACTTCAGCAATTTCAGAATTATATTCCGGTGTTACTTTAGCTAATTGAATATCAGATAAGACTGCTATTGCAATCTCTTCTTTTTTAGAACGCTTAGATAATATTGGCTTTGGAATTTTAGGTTTATCCCATAGCTTTAAGTTAGTATCTACTGCTTGATATACTGCTTCAACCATATCAGCTTTTTTATTTTTAGCTTTATCTAATTGTTTTAAAAGTCTTAAGTTATCTTTCTTAAGTTCTTGTATTTGTTTAGACTCAGCTTCAGCAAGTATATCGTCTATGTTTTTATCTTTCTTAGCCATTAACTTAACTTCTTTAAGTAGTTAGTCATAGCTGTTTCTGATATTTTAATGTTGTAATTTTCTTCTAAAATTCTACACAATGTGTATGGTTTTAGTTTTACTCCATCATTGATTACCCTATTTTTGACTGCTGCCCAAAACTCTTCAGCTTCATCAGTAATTTTATTTTCTACAAAATTACCTTTCAAACCGTATTCAGCTTCAGACAACAGCTTATCTATATCTGTCATACAAGCAAGTATAATCAAATATAAATGAATGTAAAGGTATACAAGAGAAAGGATGACGCTTTACCTGGGAAAGGAGGACCAGGCACACTTGCGTGTTACGCCATCCTTGCCCATATTATAGTTGATTAATTTGTAATGCGAAACGTTTCACATCATCTATATCCTTTAACCTAGTTATACCAGATTGTTTCATAATCTGGTTACACTCCTTCAATAGGTTAGCTGTACTACTGTTGTCTAAACCAAACACATACATATCTGATACCCAGATTCTGCTTGGTGCTTGTTTACTTAGCCAACGTAATGCTGGGCCGTCAACTAAGTTGCCAGCACCAGACCATTTATCTAAGTAGTCTTGTTTAACTCTTTTACCTTTATCACCAATAATTCGTAATGAACCTACGTCATGTGAGTAGCCTTTACGATTATTAGTTGAGTTATACATTGCTATCTTTACTGCAGGTAACATCTGCATTATTTCTAATATATCATCACCTGTAAAGTGCATAGAACCAGACGCATCAATAAGAATTGTACCTCCATAAGTACGTTGTCTTTGTTTAAAGACTTTCTTATCAACACACCAACGATTCATATATTTAGGATTAACACCGTAATCCATAGGTCTGTATTCTCTACCACCTTTGATTTTACCTTGTAGATTAACATTAAGTTCTGGTGTATAGATATCCATCTTACCCCATCTACCTGTCATATCATTAATATCTGGCATGTAGTTTATATCAGCACCTTTCATAAGGTCTAACATTGAATGCTTACTGTGTAATTGTGATTCTTCTAATGTCATATTATCATCAGCATCACCTTTACCTTCAGCTTCATTACCACTATTACGATTACGTGCAGATTTATTTTTCTCTGCTTCTTTAGCTTTACGTATAGATTCATAAACTTCCTCATCTTTAGGACGTTCATTAAAATCATCACGTAATTTATGTAGTTCTTTAGCTACATTACGTACTTTGCGATAACTTATTTGACTAGTATATGAACCACGATTTTGACAAATACGTTTGTAAAACTCTTCAGCTTTAGTTATTGCCCATCGTAATTGTGCCTTTCTATATCCAGTTAATTCGTGATGTTTAGGGTCACATAATTGAGTTGCTATTTTACTAAACAATTCAAATTCTGGATTGTTAGGTCCACGATTCCACCAATAATAATGTTTTTGTTCATCTTTATCTGGTATATGCCACATCATAGCCATTAACATACATATTATTTCGTATTCTGATAACTCATAAATAGCTTTATGTACCATTAATTCGACTTTGTTTTCACACATACACCAATCATCAATTGGTAAACCTTTTATCATAAGTAAGTAGTTAATCCTAACTTCTTCACATACTTCTACAGATTGTGAATCTTCATTAGGCCCTAACTTACCAATAGTTTGTGGTGACCATTTAACGTGTCCAAGTTCATGTCTACGTATTAATTTACTATGGTTTATACCACAACTTTCACATTCATTATCCAATGGAACGTGCATTTCTTTAGATAAATTGGATGTTCTAGGTTGTTCTGCATCATCAAAGATTTTCCAATCTGGTTTACCTGATACTATTTCTGGGAAAGGTGCGTTTACGCTATTATTCCTCTTCATTAGTCTTACCTAACTCATCTATATTTGCTTCATCAGCAAGTATAATTGCGTCAAGTAGTTCTTCACCACGTGAACCAAAAACTAAGTAAGCTGCAGTCTTTTTCTTAACGCCTTTAGCTGTTAAATCAAAGAACTCTTTCCAACTTCTTATTGATAATCTTATATCAATATCCTCTGTCAAGGATGTGTCTTGTATAATTTTATGCCATGACTTAGGAAAGATTTCCAATGCAGCTGGGTGAATTTCATCAACCAATATTTTTACTGGGAATCTATCTTTCAATGCCATAGGCAGACTATCTGGGTCTGAGTTAGTGGTTGCAATAACAGTAAAACCTGCTTTAGGTCGTACAGTTTCTTTATTGTCATTATTTAATGTCAATTGTGCAATTTGTTTGTCATCCATAATAGCGTGCAAGAAAGTCATTGCGTCAGGTGATGCGTGGTCAATTTCATTAACTACTAACCTTGCACCTTTACGCCAAGCTTGTATTGCAATACCATCGTGCCATTCAAATCCACCAGAAGAATTTGGTTTATAAAATCCTTCTAAGTTTGCACTTGCTGTATCTTCTGTCATTGTTATTTGATACACATTAGGGTCACCTTCTGTGTTATAACCAATTTTATTTGTTGCAGCAGCATATGTTTTACCTGTACCTGGTGGACCGTATAACAATATTCTATCTGCGTTTCCGATAGCGTTTGCTACCAACTTCCAACAATCCATATTGTTGTCTCCTTTCATATTAAAATGGTTTAAAAGGCATATATCTACAATAAATACCTATATTTCCATTATCTTTTTTACGTTGTTTAATCTCGAACTTACCCTTGTTTAACAAGTGTGCAATATTTCTTTGTTTCATACTTTCTATATTGCGTTTAACACCTGATATCCAAGTATCAGTTTCACCAATTAAATACCATACTTCTGGTGTAGATAATAAAGTTTCTACTTTCTTATCTGTAAGTAGTGTTGGTTGTTTACCACTTCTACTTGCACCAGCAGCTGGTGGTTCTTCTCTTGAGATATTGTTATTTACAATACCCATTATTCCTCCTCTTTGGAACCTTTATTAGCCCAATTAGCAACATCTTCTATGAAATGTTCACTACTTTTAATGAACTGATTTTCCATATCTCGATGTACCATTGATTTGTTATCCAATAATACAGCAGATACTGTAGTTGGCTGGGCATTAAACCAATCAGCAAAATGGTTTTTATCCATTAGAAAGAAATACATTTTTTCTAACATATCATCATCAAGTTTCATACCTGACATCTCTTCCCATTGTGAAAATAGGCTAGGCCATGTAGCACCTGTCTCCATTTTACGTTGATTATCTAATCTAATAGCACTGTTAATAGCTGATTGCATATTGTTAGCTATAACATTATATGTAAAAACAACAATTCTGTTGTCTGTTAAATCAGCCCAAGCTAAATTAGATGCTTCTTGAATATGTTGTAAATGTTTATCATCTTGATGGTATGCAACATTTACTTCGTATTTATGTTGCTCCTGATTAGGCTCATCAATTTTTTGTGATAATAATTCACTCATTGTTCCTCTCCTTTAACTAGTTTATTGTATGCTTTATCTATTTGATAAATGATTGCTTCGTGTAACATTGCACACCAACCTTTAACTCGTTCATCAAGTCCTTGATATTGATTAGCTGCGTTATGTGTATCAGCAAGCGACCACTTAATAATTTGAATAAGTTGCACTTTTTCTAATGACTGTAATTTATCATCTAAGTCTGACACTTTTCCTCCTCTCTGTTGTTAATTAGTAGGGCTGGAATGACCCGTAAGGAAAAACCAGCCCGTCTAATTTACTTTGTAGTGTATTTACCCCACAAAGTTCTCTGACCATCTAAAGACATAGCTTTAAATTCAAAGCCCAAGTGTCCAAACTTAGCATTGTATTCTTTAGCTATTGTCCAAAAATAACCAGACTGCATTGTTTTGACTCTGAGACATACCCATTGATTAGGTGCGTCCATCATCATTCTATCCCAGCCCTTATCATAGAAATCGTGCCTTCTTTTAGGCCCAAATTTCCTCTGGGTAGGTAGTTCACTTAAAGTCATGCCAACTTTAGGTGTTATTGGTAGGTCGCTCATACGACCTCCTTTCTCTTACCATTCAGTAAGTCTTTATGTTCGTGGATATTTTTTATACTCATCACTCCAACTTACCTCCTTTGCTTGAGACCTTTAAATTATTTTTATATACCTTTTCATTAACAACTACATTGTCCATATTACGAAATACTCTTTGTGTAGGTTTATCTTCACTACCATATGTGATAGTTGTTTTACCAAATGCACGTGATATTTGTATTATTGGTATACTTTTGTGACCTATAGTTATTAGTTCGTCTTGTTCTGTTACATCTTTTGCATACCTAGATATGCCATCTTTACAACTCACAACACTCACAACTTTCGCCATTAAGATTTAAATCATTAACTAAATTGTTACGTAAAGGTAATGTTCCAACTATTTTTTCACATCGTACACAATTGACAACCAATATATTGTCTTGTGTAATACCTATTTCAATATGTATATATTGTCTAGGTGATAAGTCTTCTGGTTTATCAGATGCGCAATCACGACAATGTAAATACCCAATAACATCATCCATAGTAGCCATTATTCCTCCTCAGATTTATTAAAGAAATCATCAAATGAACCTGTTTCTATTTCAACTTGTTTATTTTTAAACATTTCTTCAATTTTTGCTTTGTTATCATCTAATGATTTAGCATATGTATTGTCAATCTCCATTCGTTCTAATGGATTTAATGGATATACAGATTTAGTAGGACTTTCTTCAAATTCTACTTGCCATATATTTTCAATACTTACATTGAATTTATTAGCAATGTCATCTAATAATAAGAATGGTTCTCCCCATGCACTTTCAAAATATATATGTAATTCATACTTTTGTTTTTTTACTAAGTGTGTATCACAATCGCCCCATTTAGTACCCCAGTTTTTGTATTGCCAATCAATAACATCTGATGCACCAGTTAGTTTCATAATTTTTGATACTTCATTCTCATCTAATCCAATAGCTTCTTTACCTTCCGGTTCAAGCCATAACGAATACTTTTTACCATTAATAGTTCTACTACCAGAATGTAAACCAGAAAATATTTCTGGAACTGGATTAATATTTATTAACCGTATTGTTTCGTCATTATTTTGTATGACGCTAAGCAGTTCATTAAGCTGTTCAGCTTCACCTTTTATTGTTATATCATTACTTGTCCAATTTGGCATTTCTCTCCTTCCAGTCTGCGTAATGAAATCCGCAAACTACTTGATATACTTTTTCTTTATATATATCTGCGAAATACCACTTATGTTTAGTGGATGTGTCGCATTTATATACACTACATTCGTATGGGTTACTCATTAGAATACCCTCACAAATTCATTACATTCTTTACAAAATCCCTCATCTTTAAGAAAGTCTGTGATTAATACTGAACCACATATTTCGTGATAAGGTTTCATTGCTTCATTATGTAATGCTTTAAGTGTTCTATCTATTTCTCTTTCGTGTTGAATATCTTTAATTTTCCAAGATATCCATTTAAATATGTTTGGTTTTTTAAACATATTATTCCTTTCTATACACCTTGTAACACACAACCAGCAATATCGTCATATTACTTACCCCCTAAGACAAACTTAAGGTTACTTTGAACCTACTGTGTTTATATTCTTTAAAGTACTAATAAAATATACAATGGGGACCTCAGCCTTCCATTGACGAAGCAGTTTCTTCACTCCCTTCGGTTCGATTATGTGTTACTAGCTATATAGATAGCTTAGTGCCTACGTTCAGTCGTACAGCAACAGGGCCGTGTTTCGTACTCTTACTAATAGACACTAAGCTACCTACAGTGCATACGTATATCAATCGGGGAAGATAAATAATATACTATAGGTAGCTAGCTTGTGCGTGTTACCTGCTTTCTAATTCAGCCAACTTATGAACCACTGTTTTGTTAAATTCTGTTATTGTTTCCAACGCACTTGTTACATTTTGTAATGAATTACTTAAGCCTTCAATAGCTTTCCATAAATCCACTAATTCTTTATCCATTATTTTTCTCCTTTTTTAATCCTACTAATATAGCTATATCAGTAGTGCTATGAAGCAACCACAATATTACAAAAGTGGTTAATCCAATACTTAATGTTTGTAATTCTGCACTCATTACTCTTCCTCCTCATATAAATCGCTTTCTTCTCCTATAGATATTTTATAATTAAAATAATCATCAAGTGAACTACCTCTTTTAAGCCATTCATTTATTTCTTGGTTGAGTTGTTTAGTATTCATTACTCTTCCTCCATTTGACTATCAATCATATAATTTGTTAATTGTTCCATAGTAGCTACAAAAGAACTTGCATCCATTTCTTCTGTATATGGTAGGTCTTCGTGATACTCATTATTAGGTGATGTATATAAAACTGTAAATAAATCTCCCCAATTATGTATGACTTTCCATCTTAAGCCAATGTCATTTACAGTTACTGTAAAACTAACACCGCCTCGTTCATTCTCTTTGTTAGGTCCTGGATGTACTACTACATCAGTTATTGCGTGTCTTTGCAACATACTAGGAATATAATCCATAATTGCACCTGCACTATAACTTGTTACTTCATCTTCCATTTTTTCTCCAATCTATATTTCGTAAGGCCTAACTAGCCCAAAAGGAAAGTAGGCCGAAGCAAAACATCGTCTTTATTTTGCTCATATCTACGCATTATTTTTTATTTCAAGTATGTTGCTTTTTGCCAATATTTAAATTTATAATATTCTAATTTACCTTGCTTATATGAACATCCTTTAATTCTCATATAATATCTAGGATGTGTCCAATGTATTGCATACTTATGTTGTAACCATACTATTGCTTTATTAGGTTTAAAACTTTTATGTTTATTACATAAGTCAATTGGAAAATTATTATCTATACTAATTTGTATTATAGAATGGCTATCTCTAAAACCATATTTATCTTTACATCTTTGACAATTCATACTATTCCTTTCATCTTTAATCTTACCGGATTTAATGCACTACTACAACCTGCACCAAATGCTGGTTCAAACTCAGCATTATTTTCTGGCATACCTGCTACAATCTCGTCATACTTACCACACTTGTAATTGCCTGGGCTGTTACCTTCTAGGAATTTACAACTAGGGTTAGTATCACTAGTTACTTCTCCAAAATAGCAAGGTGCTTTGTTGCAACAATAGCCACTTCTTATGCATGGTTGTATGTCAATATCGTCTATATTTTGCATTATTCTAGGTATTCCTTTTAAAAAATAGCTAAGGGTATCTATTGCTAGACACCCTCAACTATGTTATTACTTACTCCTCTTCGTAAGTAAAATTGTCTTCACCTTTGGTAGGTGCATTCCATATGTTCTTAATGACTAACTCATTTTTATATTGAGTTACGCCATTCTTCTCATAATTATTTGCTTGAACTTTACATTCAACCATTAATCTACCAAAAGGTCTTACTTTACCTTCAGTATGATTAGCTTTGAGAAATTCATTAATTTGATTAACTAATTCCTCTCCATAAGCAACACAATTTAAACTTGCTTGCTTATTATCTCTACCATCAAAGATAAATTTAAGACCATTCATAAATTTATCTCCTGTTTTTGATGAAACTCCAACTGTTGGATTTCCATCTCTAGTTAATGTTGTCAACGCACCGGTTGCAACAATTGTGTTCACATTATCTAGTGAACTTGGATAATTTGCTAACATCGTAGCTCCTTTCATACTATCCTTATTTTTATTAGCGGGCCAACTAACCCAAGGGGAAAGTGGAACGCTAAAACTTATATCCCAACATTCATTACACAAAGTTCCATCTAAAACTTTATGCTTATGTTCTCGTTTACAATTTGGACACATATTTATTACCTCCTTAATAAATACTTCGATGGACTTTGGTTGCTTTAAACCATATATTAAATGGCGAACTCCTCTCAAGCCCATCAAACTATCTACTAATAATTTCCTTCTGCTTTATCATCCATCATCAAATCATTACATAATTTAATAACTTCTACATAATTATTAGGCATTTCATCTGCATCATTCCAATCATCTTTAAAATAATTATCAAATGCACTTATATATTGTTTTAATTCATATACTCTCATTATTTACTCCTTTCAAATAAATAATAAAATAATCCAAAGGGAAAGATATATCCCCGACAAGACGAACGAGAAAGCCGGGGAAAGACTACTTTATTTCGTCTTTATTTTGCTACCAATCAAGCTACAAAAAAAACTCAAGGGCTAGCTTTTACACTAACCCTCAAGTTCTCTGTGCCTAAACTAAAGGTCTAAGGCTTACACCCTTACTTTCTAACAAATCTAAGACACAATTTCTATGTATATTTAAGCTACGAAATGATGGCGTAAATTTACCATCATCGGATTTACTCCAAGATTTAACCATTGGAAATCTACCCATTGGCTTACCATCATCATTTAATTCGATAGCTTTATCACAAAGTTGACAATTCATATTAACTCCTTTCATAAAGTATTATTAAATTATCCATAATGAAAGATATACCCCCATTTAAAGAAAGTAGGGTGCTGAACAACGACTTCTTTTTATACTATAAAGTATGTCCTTACTTTGGAACATATGATAGACTTTTTAGTTCATTTTGTCTTACACTACTACATCTAAGCCTTTGACCTACACATCTCAACTTAAGGTCCTTGTTATTTAAACGTATCTAATAAAAAATATGCTGGTAACTTGCGTACGTAAGTAAGGGGAGTTATTTTGAGCGTAGCGGGCTACTGTATAAGTCCTTATAATTATTGAAGTTTTTCTAAAGTTCTTGAGTACTTAGTTTGTGTTCCTACTGTATCGTATTACCGATTCTAAGCTTTCTGCCTCCCGATGGCACCTTCACTTGTGACTATTTACTAGCCTTCAATGTTTGTATAATTTAAGAATATAGCATATAATTCTATCTATGCAACAATCTAAAATGGTTTAGTCTTTATGCCAGAAAAAAGTACCCGAGTTATATGCGCTGGAAGCGGTTGTAAGAAGCGTCTAAAAGGCAAACAGAGGAAGTTTTGTAGTACCACATGTAATAAAAGAACCTGGGCGCAATCCCAGAATGGTGAAATTAAAGAGAAACCCATCAATAAAGAAATCAAATCAGATTCGGGCGATTCAACAAGTGTACGTAGGGGAAATTTTTATGACGAATTTAAAGAAAAATACGGGGAGGAACTCGCAGCAGGCACCCTTACTGTGGGTGAGATAGCGCAAGCTTTAGGCACCACTAGTGCCACAGTATCCAGAATGGCAGCAGCATACAAAATAGATGTTAAGAACGAAGTAGCTGCAGAAGATTGGGAGATATCAGACGAAACTAAAGCAAGTTTAAAGAATTTTTCGAGCTTCCGCAATAGATATTTTGCTACAGAAACGGGCGAAAAATATGAGACTGCTGATTTTCATAAAAACTGGATAAATAATATTATAGATGCTATAGAAGGGGGTAAAGAATTAATTATATTAAGTCCTCCTAGACATGGCAAAACAGAATTATTAATACATTTTGCTGTGTATCAGATAATGAAAAACCCAAACATAAGGATAATGTGGGTAGGTGGAAATGAGGACATTGCAAAGAATGCTGTATCAGCAGTATTAGAACATCTTGATGATAATGAAAGACTTCAAGAAGATTTTTGCGCACCTGGGAAAAAGTTTAAACCAGATAATAGGTCAGGTAAGATGTGGTCACAGAATCAATTTACTGTAGGTACTAGAACAGTACCAGGTATTAAATCACCAACTATGGTTGCTGTAGGTAAAGGTGGTAAAATCTTATCAAGAGACTGTGACTTAATAATTGCAGACGACATTGAGGACCACCAAACAACAATGCAACCTGGTGCAAGAGAAAATACTAGGCAATGGTGGACAACAACTTTATCTTCAAGAAAAGAGGAACATACTGCTGTAGTTGTAATAGGTTCAAGACAACACTCAGATGATTTATATCATCATCTTTTAGCTAATGATTCATTTGACCAAATAGTTGAAACAGCACATAATCTTGATTGCCAAATACCAGACCATGAAGTAGAAGAACATGTTGAATGTATGTTATGGCCAGGCAAAAGAACTTTTAAATGGCTTAATACAAGAATGCAAGCAGCAGAAACTACAGGTGGTAGAAAAATATTTGAAATGGTTTATTACAATCAGGCCTTTGTTGAAGGTACACAGATATTCACAATGAATATGATTGACCAATGTATGAGGCCTGACTTAGTTATTGGGCAGGTACCAGGCAACTTATATTTAGTTGCTGGACTTGACCCTGCTTCTTCTGGTTATCAAGCAGCTGTACTATGGGGCATTAATGCACCTAGAGGTGAACTTTTCTTAATTGATATAGAGAATAGACAAGGTGGGGGAGTGAAGCATGCTTTACAGATTATGTCTGATTGGTTACACAAATATGATTTACAACATTGGATTATTGAAGAAAATGGATTTCAAACAGCTATTAGACAAGATGATAAAATAAAAGAATTTGTTTTAAGAGGTGGTATAACAATGCAAGGACATGTAACTGGAAATAATAAGCATGACCCTATGTACGGTGTTGGTTCAATGGCTGGATTATTTGAAAACCAAAAAATACACTTACCTGTTGGAGATTCTGAATCACAAGCTAAAGTTAATGCCTATAGACAACAGTTACTTTATTTTGATGGAAAGCCAGTTTCTCAGCGAAACAAAGAAAAAACTGATATAGTTATGGCAGGGTGGTTTCCTATGAAAGTCTTCCGAAGAATGAATAAGGAACAACTCGCAGGCATGGGACTAGATTATGAGGCTAGTTACACAGATTTTGGATATACAGAGTATAATGAGGCACCATGGGGATAGAAAATTTAGATATTAAGAATTATAGAGAGATAGTTGATAATGCTACTCAATTAGTTAATGGCAAACCGTCAAAAGAAAGACAAGTTCAAAAAGCTAGAATTAAAGCAATTTTGAATGGTGGAGTTGAAGGTATGAAAGCATTGCTTGGTGAAAAAATGGAATCATCAGATGCTGATTTATTACCAGCTCCAAACATGTTGCAGTCAGGTATTGACCGACTTGCACAAAAGATTTCAGGTATACCACAAGTTCGTGTAGATATATTAAATCATAATACATCTGACAGAGCTAAATTCAGAGCAGAGAAGTTAGAAAGAATTGTTACAAGTTATGACGAGAAACAAAATCTTTCGCTACAATTAGGACAGGCAGCTAGATGGTTGCCAGGTTACGGATACTGCGCCTGGATAATAACGACACGCACAGATAAAAATGGTTATATATATCCTACGGCAGAACTCCGTGACCCGTACGATACTTTCCCAGGGAACTTTGGCCCTGACCAACAACCACGAGAACTTGCAGTACTAAGAAGAGTACCTAGATATAAACTTGCACAATTGTATCCTGAATTTGCAAAAGAAATTTTAAATCCTGATGAATCAGAAACTAATGAAGCATCATATGGACCTGGTGGTGTAGGACAACAATATGAAACTGATAGACAATCTAATTGGGAAGATAATACAGGACAAGGCGTAAGAATTATTGAATACTATGACGTAGGTGGTACTTATGTAGTATTCCCAGAAAAAAATATGATTTTAGATTTTATTCCAAACTTCTTGTCTGGTACTCCATTTATATTTATGAAACGATTAGCTTTTGATGAACTCAAAGGACAATACGACCACGTAATAGGCCTTATGGCTATGATGGCAAAAATAAATATTATGTCAGCTATAGCTATGGAAGACTCAGTATTTACAGAAACAAACATATCTGGTGAATTAGAATCAGGCCAATACAGAAAAGGTAGATTTGCTGTTAACTATTTAGCACCAGGTACACAAGTTTCTAAACCACAAAACAATATACCTTATCAATTATTTCAACAAGTAGATAGATTAGAAAGACAACTGCGTATGGTAGGTGGTTATCCAGTTACTGACGATAGCCAATCACCTAATTCATTTGTTACAGGAGCAGGTTTATCAGAATTAAATAGCACTATGTCATTAATGATTAATGAATATAGAGAAATAGTTAAACACGGTTTGCAACAAATGGATGCTAAAAGATTAGAGATGGATACTTTATTAGCTGCACAATTTCCAGAATTACAAAAAAAACCTATAACAGGTTTTTACGCAGGTACAAGTTTCTCTGAAAATTATGCACCATTATCAGATATTGCAGGTGAATATAGAACAAGACGTGTTTATGGTGTTATGGCCGGATTTGATGAACCACAAAAAATTGTTACTGGTTTGCAATTGTTACAAGCTGGTGTTATAGACACAGAAACGTTACAAGATAATATTGATGGTCTTGATAATATAGCTAAAGTACAAGAACGTATTAGAAAAAATAAAGCTGAAAATGTTTTATTTGAATCTGTATTAGCTAGGTCAGCTCAAGGTGATATGGCTGCAACTATGGCTGTTATAGCTATTTATGAATATCCAGGTGAAATGACAGATATACTTAAGATGTTTTACACACCACAAGAACCACAATTACCACCTGCAGAGCAAGCAGTAATAGAACAACAAATGATGCAAGAACAAGCAGGCCCACCAAGCGTAGCTCAAGCTTTAGGCGGTGGTATGTAATGGATATGGAAGATACAGAACTTAATTTTTGGAATATAATCGAAAGCAATTTTGGTATTGTTGATGAAATGGATGAAGAAGAAGTTAACTTGTTTGACCCTTTTAGAAACCAAGCATTTACAATTATCAATCCTGCTCCAGGAATAATAATAATGATAAAGGATGATTACTATGGCTAAAAAAAGAGGTAGAGGTGGATACAGAAAGCCATCACAACCAGCTGCTGTTAGTGGTCCAGGTGCATTAAGTCAGAGAACTGATGGGAAACAACCAGAAGTTAGAATACCTGATATGCCATATGGACAACAAACACAATTACTTGCACAACAAGCTGCTGCTCCATTAGGAGATTCAGGAGGAGCTAATGCTCCATTTCCAATGGACCAACCAGCAAGACCTAATGTTTTTGCTCCAACAGAAAGACCACAAGAACCTATTAGTCAAGGAGCTGCTTTCGGACCAGGAACTGGACCTGTTGACCAATTAGAAGATGAAACCGATATTATTCTTGCAGCTTTGTATTCTGTTAACCCACACCCAGTTATAGCGGAGTTAATAAATACTAGGAGCGTTTAATGGGTTTCCTTTTTCAAGACCCTTTTATGGAAAGGGATGCATTATTTGCAATAGAATCCTTAAATAAACAATATAAAGTCTGGCAACAAATATTTAAAACTCCTGAAGGAGAAGCTATAGCAGATAACTTAATTGATACTACAACTGCTTATCCAGCATTACCTAAAACGTTAGCTAAAGAAATTGCTTTTACTGTACCTAATGCAGCACAAAACGAAGCTGTACAAGATATTGTAGAAGAAGTTTCTTTATCTAATGTTCAAGAACAATCAGAGTTATGGGATAAATTAACTGAAGACCATTATAAAAATGGTGGTGATTTTGAAAATAATATGCATATTAAACCAATTGATTTTTGGACTATGGGATTATCACAAGGTGGAGCTAAACCAGGAGATATACAATATGGTGTTTGGGCTGCACAAGCTTATGATGCTTTATGGCAAAACTTTGGTTTAAGAGGTAAATGGGCTGGTGGATTAGGTGGATTTGTACCTGCACTATGGGGAGGAATGCCTGTAGGTAGGTCACAAGCTTATCTAAGAGATTTAATACTTTATGACAAAAAGATTAAAGATGGTGCTACAAAACAAGAAGCACAAGACGCATTAGCAATTGATGTAAGTTTTACACAAGTATCTGGTATAGGTGAAAAACTAGATATAAAAGGAACACTTAACAAGTATGTTGATATGTTTAAAGAAGCTCACAAAATGGGTGGCGAAACTGTATTTAGAGCTATGTGGAAAGAAATGTACGCAGGTAATCCTATTAACTTTAATAGGGACCACTGGATGCGTATGGAGACATTAAAACCAGAAAATGACCCAAGATATCAAGAATTAATTACTGAATATGGTTATTCAGAACAACAAGCTAAAGATTTATTTTATAGCAAAGTAGGTAGACCATTAAAAGCTTATGATGAAAATGGTGAACAACATTATACAAGTTTAGATAATCCTACAAGAATACATTTTTTTGCAGGTAGAAAATCTTCTGGTTTAACTGCTTCATTTACTTCAAATACAAAATATGGAAAAGGTGGTTGGGCATTTCAACAAAAATCTGTATATGACAATGAAGACCAACAAAGAATATTATTTTCTCCTGGAAGGTATCAAGCTTCTTTATTTACTAAACCAGGTTCAGGTGCATATAACTTTTTATCTGGAAGCATAGACTTTGGTGCAATGGCTATTGAGGAATATTTTGGTGCTAAAGGTATAGGACAAATAGGAAAAGCATTTAGAAACTTAAGACAAATTAATCCTTTATTAGATAAATCAACAAAAATAATTGATATTAATAGAGCAGGTAAAGTTTCAAATAACTCACCACTAGATGATTCAAAACAAATACTTGATGATATAGGACCAAAAATAGACGGTACTAAACCTGGTGATACTGCTGAAGATGTTCTTGACCATGTAGGAATATGGAAAGGTTATAGAAACAAAAGAAAAGCTAGTCAAGTTGAAAGAACTGTTAAGAAAAAATATTTAGCTAATAATGTAATGCCTAAAATATTTAGAGAAACTAAAGATGAAATGCTTAACAGGCCTTTTATGATTGAAAGAATTTATAAACCTTTAGTTGATGAAGTTGCAAAAAATGCAGATACAGCAAGAACATTAATGGATACAAATCCTGTTTATAAAAATTTACAACCGAGTACAAGACAAAAATTAATTCGTGTTGCACAAAATAAAGGTGTTGATGGAGTTAAAGATACATTTGGTAAATTAATAGATGAAGGTGTTTATGTAGGAGGTAAAATACCAAGAGATTATTTACCTAACAAAATGTTACCTAAAGGTGCTTCATTTTTAACAAATAAAATATTAATTGAAAATGCATACAAAGCTAAAAAATTAGGTAATTTACCAGACCCAACAGTAATGCAAAGAGTTGCTAAAAAAACTTATTCTGTATTAGGTAAAGAAGATGCTGCATTTAGAAGTATTGGTGGATATTTAGGAAGTGCATTAAGAATACCAGCTAGAGTAACTACAAGAACATTAGGAGCAGGACTTGCTGGATTAAAAGCATTACCTGGCGCTCCTATTAAAGCTATAGGTGCTGTTAGAACATTTACTAAAGGGCAAGGATTTGCAAAGCCACAAATAAAATTAGTAAGGCCTAAATCTACAGATGAACTTATTATAGGTCCTCAATCAATACAAACAGAAACAAAACTTATAAAAGAAAGATTACAAGAAGCATTAAACAAAATAGGTATTACTGATGTTAAGTCAGGTCCAGAATTTGAAAGATATTTAGGTTTTTCATCTGCTTTTTATAATAACTCAGACCCATACTTTAGAAGTTTAATGAGTGCAGTACCAGATTTTGGAATTAAAGGTTTAAATAAAAATGCAGCTTATGACCAATTAGTTTCACATTTACAAACAGTTGGTTATTCAATAGATGAAATGGCAAAAATAACAAAAGAATTTTGGAAAATAGATTTTAGAAAAAAACGACAAGTTTCTAAATTTATGTTTGACCAAAACGTAAGAGATGTAAATAGAGTAAGAGTATTAGGTGGACAATGGCAACCAGTTATGAGAGCTTTTGCAAAAATGTACAATACTACAATGGAACAAGCTACTGCATACTTTGTAGCTGGTTATGCAGATGAAGCTATATCTATGCCTCATATAGGAAATAAATATACCAAAACTGAAAGAATGATTTGGCAAGATTATAAAGGTGAGACATACGGTATTGATATAGGTTCAGCTCATTTGTTTTCTGAATTTGCAGATAATATACAACCATTTATAGATTACAGATTAATTAGACGTGCATATGGTAATGCTTGGAATGAATTAGAAAATGCTGACAGTATGTTTAAAGCTTCAACAGAAAATCTTAAAAATATTGGAAGGTGGATAAAATATAATTATCATTTTTATGATGACATAGATTCACCTAATCCATATGCAAATGGATATATAGGAACAAGTAAATTAAACGAAGATGCTTTTACATTGCTTGCTGATTTTTATACAAGAAAATTATTTAAACCATTTGTACTTTTAAGAGGTGCTTTCTTTACAAGGGTATTTATGGAAGAACAAATGCGTGTAGTTGCTGCAGGCCTTGATGGATTTTTTAACCATCCTATACATTATATTCAATGGGTTACTTCAGGTAAAAAAGCTAGAAATTTAGCTAGAGAATCAGCTCAAATAGATGAAGTATTTAAATCTGGAAAATTAAAAAAATGGTTAGATGAAGGATTAACTAAAGAACAAGCTTATATGAAATGGGCAGATGAAAATGTTGATGCTATAAGGTTAATGGATAGTTATGAATATTTAGAAGCTACACAAAAAACATTTAATTTAGCTGGTATGCAAGGTAGAGAACAAAGAAGAATTAAAGGCATGAATTATATTATGCGTAAAAAAACTGATACTGATATTAAAAAGTATGTTGATGGAGTAAGAATGGAATTATTACAATTAAGAAATGATTTAATATCTAGGAAAGTAGCACAATTCGGTTATGGTTCTGATGAATTAACTGCTTGGATATTTTCTAAAGAAGGTGCTGCAGCTAGACGAGATTTAGCTGATTGGGGTGGTGGAAGATGGAAAGGAATTACTAATAATCCAAAAGTAATTGACCAATACTTACAATCTGTTGAAGCACGTATAAGACTTAAAACAGGTGGAAAAGTTGAAGAAGGTGTTCATTATGTAAAAATAACTAAAGGTGGTGGAGGAGATTTACCTGATACAAAATATAGATTTAATATAAATGCATCATCTGATAATTTAGGTAATCAAGATTTAAGAAGATTTATTTATGAAGGAAAATTACTTGATAATGTAAAAGGTAAAGATGTTAGTTTTAAAGCACCTGGTTTAACTAAAAGAGAATTAGAAAAATTTTCAGATATATTACAAGAATCTTATATTACAAAAGGACAAAAAAGAAAAGGTTTAGATTTAGATTTAGGTTATGTAAAAGCTATTGATGATAGTGCAGATAATCAAACTAAAATAGGCCAAGCTTGGGATGCATTTGTTGATACAGCATTTAATACATTAATGACTAAACCAATAGCTTATTTAAATAGAGCAACAGTATTTAAACAATATCGTTATATGTATATAACAGACAACTGGGCAAACTTTAATAAAGACGCAAGAAAAAGATTTATTAAAGAAGCTGAAACATTAAACATTCCTAAAGCTGTTATTGATGAAATGAAAGAATTAAATAAAACTATGCCTGTTGCTAAAGGTGCTATGACTTATGAAATAGCTAATAATACATCAAAAGCATTTGGATTAGCTGGTACTAAAGATTTATTGTATGATGCATCTAAACGACATCTTATATCTGATATAACAAGAAACATATTCCCATTCCCTGAAATTTGGTTTGAGGTTGCAACTACATGGGGCAAGTTACTATCAAACAAACCATACATGATGAGACAAGCACAAGTAGCTGTTAGGGGTGGTGAGACATTTAAGATTGGCGGATATGGTACTGAAGGTTGGATTACAAATAATCCACAACCTGGTAGAGAAAATGAAAAGATGTTTGTGTATCCATTTGCTCCATTCCTATCAAGATTAGTTTATGGTAAAGAAACATATACAGATGAAAATGGACAAACACGTAAAGTAGATATAGCTGCTAAAGCATATTTATCTGGTATTAACTTGTTAGGTCAAGGTTTTGTACCAGGCCCTAACCCAGCTGTAGGATTTGCTTTAGACAAACTTATACCTATTGAAGGTTGGGAACCAGAAATGAAAGAATTTTTATTTGGTGGTTTCTTACCTCCAGAAACTATAAGAGAAATTCTTCCATTATCTCCTTGGTTAAAGAAATTTTGGGCATATGTAGGGCCAGATGCAAATGATGATATCAATATAGAAAAAAGTGAGTTTGCTCAAATGAGAGCTGCTGCAACTATATCTATATTTAGATATGGTTCTGTTATTGGCGAACCAAGAAGATTGTATGATGCTGGCAAAATGGATAAATATTTAACTAAAGTAGATAAAGATTGGGAACTATTAGCAGATGCTGAAGAGTATTCTCAAGAATATTATCAATTTTTAAGAGTACTTGATGAAGCATATTTAGAATATTCTAAAGGCAAAGCTAAAAATTTATTTGCTGTACAAGCATTAGCACAATTTATATTACCTACAGGATTTACTCCTACTTACTACATAGAAGATAAACAAGGAACTATGTGGAATGCACAGGTGTTAGCAGATGAATATAGAAATATATTAAGAGATAATGATGGTAATGATGCTGAAGCTGCTATGCAGTTTTTAGAAACATATGGTATGGAGCATGGATATTTAACTGCACCAGCTAAAGTATCAGATACTGGTAGACAAAACTATACACAAAAATCATTAAAGTGGAGATATGATAATAGAGAAGTATTAAAAGAAGCAGAATTATCTGCATTCTTAATATTGCCTGATAATCCAGCTGGAGAAAGAGCTTCTTGGGATTTACAACCTGATAAAACACAATTAACACCTGACCAGTTTAGAAGAAAAGTTAATGACACATTAGGTTACTTTGCATATACAAATTATAAAAATATGATTGACGCAGCAGATTTACCTACATTACAAGCAACTATGCTTAAAAGACAATTTAGAAATAACTTAATACTTGCTAAAGAAGGTTTCCAAGAAGATGATTGGGGATTACCTGGTTCTGTAAGTATTAAAGATATATTTAATGAAATGAAAAGAGTATGGCCTGGTAATGAATTAATTATGGAACAAGAAACAGGCAAAGGCTTTGTTGCAATGTTAGAACAATGGGAAGAATTTGAAAAATACTCAATGCAAATATCACCTAGTAAAACTAAAACTTGGTGGTTAGAATCAGAGAAGCCAGAAGCTAGATTTATGCGAATACTTATGAATCAAATAGCACAGGACATTATAGCAGAATATCCTGATTTTTGGCATGTATGGACAAGTCTTATGCTAAAGTTTTATAGAGACGATAAAGAATTATTAGAAGATATGTTTGATGAGGATTAATGGTAGATTATAGCTTAAGTTCAGATAATGTAGATAAAGCTACTTTAGATGAACTAGATGATTTGGTTAAAAAGTATGCAGGTTTATTAGGAATAGACGCATCATCTGGTGTACAATTTTTACAAATTTTAAGTGACAAGAATTTTAATGATGGTGGTTTAAATAAATATAATTTAACCGAAACAAATATTAAAGAACTTCAAGATGCAATTGATGGTAATAAAGAAGCCGCTTATATAGATTTATTATTAAAAAATATATTTAACTCAAGAAAACAACCAGAAAATTTTAATACACCAGACAAATCTGGAGCAGAAATGTTGTATGGTTTATTTGCAGCTGGTAATACTTTAGAAGAATCGTTATCTATTATGGGTATTGGTGATGATTTAGATAGAGAATATGATTCTAAAGCTGGTAGAAAAGTTCCTGTTTATGAAAATGGTAAACCTAAATTTGAAAATGGAACTCCTGTTTATAAATCATTTACAACACATTTTTCTACAGACTTTCATTATTTTATGAACTCATTAACAGATTCTGGAGAGATTGAACAATTTCAAAAATATTTAATTGAAAATAAAGTTGTACCTCCAAGTACTTTTTTAGGAACTGAAGGTCAATATAGTTCTGCATTAGAAGCTGCAGTAGTTTCTATTATGACTTACATAGACCAAGAACATTATATTGCAGAAGGTACTGAACAGTGGAATCAAATTATGAATGATGACCCAGTATTTTTTACTAGCTCACAAGCATCAGATTACACAATAGACGCTCAAGGAATGCCTGTAGCTACTGAAGAAGGACTTAGAAAAACTCAAGACCTTAAATTATTTAACTGGGGTATTCAAGAAATATCTAAAGATTATGAAAAGTTTGCAGCTTACGAAGAACAAATGGCTGATGAAGCACTTATTAATCAATTAAAATCACAATATCAAGTAATGACTCCATTACAAAGAGAAGACGAAGTTGAGTCTTGGTTTCAACAAAAACTTGGTAGAAAAGGTTCTAAAAGAGAAATTGAAGAATGGGCTAATAATATAGCTCTTAATTATTCAAGTGTATTTAAAAAGCTAGTTAAAGATGTACAAGGATTACAAGCAGATATGGGATTAAGAGATTGGGAAACAGCTTATCTTGCTTCATTTGGTAACGAAGAAGATACAGAAATGAAAAAGAAAACATTTAATGATATGACTGATATATCTGCACAATTAGCACAAGAAGACCCATTATTACAAGCTGAAGATAGATTTGATGATATATATGCTGAACAAATGGAATCATATGAAATTGGTAAAAAATCTATACAAGAAGATGCAGATATACTTAGGATGATTTATGGATAATAGAGAAAAATTAAGGCAAGAATTTTTAGAAAATTTAAAAGAATTACAAGAACAAAATGATATTCCACAACAAGAAATAGATAGAGTCATATTAGATTATGATGGTGTTGCTGAATTTTTAGAAGATGAAGGAGCATTAAAAAGATACGGTGGTCAATTAGTAGATATGACAGCATATCGTGCTGGTGCAATTCCTTCTAGTCCTTATGATGATAATAACGTAATACCTTCAGTTACTGATGAAGAAATAGAAATGGCTACTAAAGATTTTCAAAATGAAGAAACTTCTAAAGCAGATACAAATTTTATTGAAACTGAAGATGGAATTAGAGTAGAAGGAGAATTAGTAGATGAAATAAGTCCTTTAGATAAAGAATTTCAAGGAATAATGAATAACGAATTAAATACACATTGGTGGCGTTGGGAAGATTCTTGGGATGATGAAGCTAAAGATTATATGGAACGCTATACAACTGGTGATTTAACTGAACAAGAAATGCAAGAATTAATGGACGACCAAGAAAGAAGTGCAGATATAGATAATAAAATAGCAGATGCTCGACAGCAATATGAAGCTGAATTAGAACAAACTGCTAATTCTGCTGGTATTACAGATACTAAAGCTTTTAAAACATTAGTACAAGCAGGTACAAAAATACTACAAGCTATTGATGAAGAATTACTATATTCACCATTATTGCTCGCAGAGAAGGGTTTAAAGAAATTAGGCCTAGGACTAGCAGGAACAGCAGTAGGTGGCCTTACAAGGGCTGCATTGGTCTATGAGGACTTTTTATTTAAGGCCAACGTAGGTTTAGCTGCATTAGCACACGGAAGTTTAGCTGCTCAAGGTACTGCATCAAGATTACCTACTGATATTGCAAATGGTATAGCAGGTTTATATGGTGCTGGTATGCCTCAAGAAATAATTCCACAAGCAGAAGGTGGTATGTCTAAAGAAGAACAAGCTAAAAGACATCAAACATATTTTGCTAATCAAATGTATCAATACTCAAGAATGTCTCCATCATTTAGATTATTTACTGATGTAATAGGCCCTAAGACTGGTATATCTGACCCAATACAAGGTTGGCAAAAATTTGGTAAAATGTTAGGTGGTGATAGCTAATGTCTGATTATGATTTAAAACTTGATGAAGGTTCTTATTTAGTTTATGTAGAAGAAACTGGTGAATTGTTTATTGCTTATGATGATGGTAACTATTCATTATTGTTTGAAACAGATAATAGTTTAGCTAGTTTAACTTATTTTAATGAAATAACAGAACCTACAACTAGGGAAATTGAAGCAGGTATTGAAGTTACAGCTACTCCTAATAAAGAATTACAAGAAAAATCTTATATACAACAATTAGCAAATAAAGGTTTAGCTATGATTATTGATACTAAAGAAAATTTTTATACTGCAAAAGGTATAGGAGATTTACAACCATTTGTATTTGTTGATTATGATTATTCACAATTAAATTTAGCTATTGATTCTCATGGTTCTAAAGCAATATCAAGGTTTGTTAAAAAATTAGAAGATAAAGCAAATAATGCACCTTGGTGGAAAGATGCTGCTTATAGAAATGAAGCTGCACAATGGTATAAAAAATACGGTGCAACAGGATATCAATTATGGTTAGACACTACACATGACAAATGGTTAGAAGATAATGGATATGACCCTAGAACATATAAAGCTTGGAAAGAATATTCCAAATCTGAAACTAAATGGAATGATAAATTATCAAGTTACAAAACTCAATTAGAAGAATATGTTGGTGTTAAAGGTGGTGAATTATCTGACGAAGCTTTAGAATATGCTGCTAATGAATGGGCTTGGGGTAGATGGGATGCTGCAAAAGCTAGACGACAAGTACTTAAAGCAGTTGACCCTGGAGAAGAAGGTGATTTAGATGCTGGATTTATGTCATTTCTTGATGGTACTGAAGTTACAGAAACAACATTAAAAGAATCAGAAGTACAAGAAGATTTAGATACTTATTTACCATCAGACTTACATAGTACATATAACGTTAAAGAAATAGCACAAAAATATAGAAATGACCCATCTTATAGAATGAGTTTTATTGAAGGTTTAAAAGAAGATAGATATGCACAATATCCAATGTATGATAAAAATTTAGCTTGGAACAGAATAGTTGCAGGTAAAAAATCTATGGCTTCACAAGTTTGGGGAATAGATATATCAAACATTAAAGATAATGATGCAGGTGTTATTCAATTATTAATGGATAATGACCCAAGTACAGCAATGCAAACATTAAGACAAATAGGTTTAGATAGAGGATATGCAAAAACAATGGGAGATTTTGCAAATGCTTTAGCCTCAAGTTATGGTACAGGTGTTGTAAGGTCAGCAGGATTTAGGGAGTAATATGGCTAATCCAATAATTTCAGGTAGTAATAATCAAGTAACAATATATAAAGGTCAATCTGTATCTACTGCACAAGAAGGTGTTAGGCAAAATGACCCAGGTGGAGTATCAGAATTAAATAGAAAATTAGCTGAAGGTTGGAGTTTAACTCCTACATTTGGTGGTGCTTCTGCTCCACAACAAACTGGATATAGTTATGAAATGGGTATAGCCCAGGCACAAGCTTTATATAGTTTTTTTCCAGAAGAAGTTACTAAAGAATTTGCTAAACAATGGGTTAAATTTGGAGATGCTACTACATCAGCAGCTGCAGTAAGAAATACTGGTGCTTGGAAAAAACATTTTGATTATTTAGAAAGAGAAGATGGTACTTTAATTATGACTGAATTAGAAGCTTTATCTACTATAGCTTCTTATAAAGAAACATTAGGTGAAGTAGGTATTGGTGATACTACAGAATTTGAAAGTGATTTTAAAACATTAATTACAGATGAAGTATCTGCTGCAGAATTTCAAGATAGAATTAATTTAGTTTATGAAGGTGTTAAAGAACAAATACCTGAAGTAGAAAGATTATTCAGAGATAGATATGGTATTGAATCAGATAGTGGAACTATATTTGCTTCTTTAATAAAACCAGATATAGAAGATAAATTGTTAAAAGGTGAAATACAAACACTTCAATTACAAGCAGAAGCTACAACAAGAGGATTTAGTACTTCTTTTGCAAGGTTTGCAGAATTAAGAAAACGTGGATTTACACAAGAAATGGCTAAGGGAGTATATGAAGCTGGTGCTGGCATAATAGAAAGAGCTGCTGGTATTGGTAGAGATTTAGGAATTGAAACATTAGAAGAAGCTGCATTAGGTGATGTTATTTCACAAAAACGTTTACAACGTACAGAAGCAGAAATACTTGCTAGAGGCGGTGTACAATTAGGAGCTGCTAAAAAAGGTGACGAAGTTACTGGACTTATAGCAGATTAGTGTATAATATATATATAGCGTTGCGTGGTCCGCTGACATAATTGACCTGCATCGGCTTTCAACGCCTGCGTAGAAAGCTTGTACTTAAATCGCAGAGTAATGGACTTATAGCTTTAAAGCTACCAGAGCGTAAGTCAAGTGGTAAGGTAGCACCGCAACAAGATGCCTATGGTCTTGTTTGTAAGGTTAACACATAGTGGAGGTACTAAATGAGTGAATTTGAAGCACCAGAGAATGGTGTTAAACACATGAGAGAAACAATTGATAGGAAAGATGAATCTATCAAAAAACTTGAGGCAGAACTAGCTTCTTATAAAGATAAGGAAATAGATAATGTCTTTGGTAAATTAGGTTTATCGACTGACAAAGGTTTCGGTAAAGCGTTAAAACAAGTGTATGATGGACCAATTGATGAAGAGTCTATCTCACAGTTTGCTAAGGATGAGTATGGTTTTGAGGCAAAAGGCCAGGTTCAGGAAGAACCACAACCAGAAGCTGCACCTGTTGTTCAGGATGATGCTAGGTCCAGAGTAGCTGCACTTGATGCAAATTCTACAAGTGACGTACCAACAGACGTTCTTGACCAATTAAGTGAAATTATTGCAAAAGGAAATCCTAAAGATTCCATTGCAGCAAAATTAACTTTGATGGAAAACGAAAAGAATAGTCAATAAAAATATAAGTACAAGTTAATAGTTAAATACGGAGGTTATAATGGCAAACATTAGTTTGACAAATAATTCAATTTACTCCCAGAAGATTAACAACTTTTCTGGTGAGTTATTCCGTGTAGGTGGTCAAAGAACTCCTTTCTTATCAGCAACAGGAGGATTAAACGGAGGTAAGGTTTTACAATCTACTTTCTGGCAAATCCAAGCTGCTGATAGTGCTGTTGTTTCTACTGAGCCAACAAAAGGCCAAGAAGGCGCACAGCCAACAGAGTATCTTGGAAGAGATAGAGTTGCATTTACAGGTGTAACTCAGGTCTTCCATAAAGGTGTAAAGATGACCTACACAGCTATGGCAACTTATCAACATCAAAATCCATTTGATTTGTCAGCAAACATTGCTGCTTCATCTGATGGTGACGGAACAGTTACAGCTGCAGACAAATTAGGTCTTGCTGGCGGTAACCCAATCGTTGACGAGTTCTCAGAGCAGATGTCTTTAGCACTTGAAAAAGTGGCTAGAGAAGTAGAATGGTTCGCATTTAATGGTACATTCGCTGATGGTGCAAACGTCACCCCAGGTGCAGGTACTAGAGAAATGCGTGGTATTTCAGAATACACTTCCTTAAATGCTAACTCTGACAACACTGTAGCTCCAGTAGCAACAGCAGGTAACATTTATTGGAACAAAGCCACAGGTAACGGTGCAACAGGTGCAAACCAAGTTCTTTCTTGGGATGCTATTGCAGGTTCTCTAAAGAGACTTTATGATGCACACGCTCCTATGGTTCAACCAGTTCTATGCGTAACTCCAAAGCAACTTCTTGACCTAAACAAAGAGTTAGTAAATAACTCATTGTCAGGAACTTTAGGAACAATTGTCCCTAGAGATAGAAATATTGCTGGTATTGATGTTGATACAATCGTAACTCCATTCGGTTCAATCGGAATGATGGTTATTGACCCTAACATTATGCCTGACAATAATGCATTTATCTTAGACTTTGCTTTCATACAACCAGTATTTACCAATATCCCTGGATATGGTACTGTGTTCGTGAGAGACTTAGACCAAGATGATTACGCAAGAGTTGGAAAAGCAATCTACATGGAAATGGGATACGACTTCGGTCCTCCTTCATACCATCTAAAGATAGCTGGCGTAGCTTAAGGAATAAAATAATATTGAAGATTAGGGTGGGAATCCACCTCCCGCCCTTTTCTTCTGCTATAGTAAGGAAAGTATGAAAGTAAAAAGCGTTTTAATAGATGTATCAGATGATGCAAGTAATTCTACAGGTGTTGAAACAGAAGGATTATTGTTATGTGGGATTAAATTTCCTGCAGCAATGACTGGCTCTAATATTACATTTGACCATTCATTAGATAATTCTACTTGGGCAGATGTTAAAGAAACAGATGGAACAGATGTTACTTATACAGTATCAGCTGGAGACCTTATAAGGCTTGACCCTTCAGGTTGGGCTTTTGCAAGTAATGGTTATTTAAGAATTACATCTGATGGTACAGAAGCAGCCGATAGAACAATAGAAGTATATTTTAGAAGAAGTTAGGTAACCAATGAGTACTACAATTGGTAACCTAATAGATAGGATATACAGAGAATATCTGGAACCGCCAGATAGTGTTGAGTCATATTCATATTTAACTGGTGCTATATCAACTACTGGTCAAACAACATTTAACTATGAAGAAGATTTATTCTCTACTGAGGAAGAAGATGCATTAGATGCTGGCGCTATTATTGAAATAGGCCAGGAAATTATGTTTTCTAAATCTCTTAATGTTGTTACTAATGAAGTAACTGTACAAAGAGGTGCAAGAGGTACAACTGCTACAACTCACGATGCTGGAAGCATAATTAAAATAGCACCTGCTTTTACACGTAAATCAATATATGATGCAGTATCAGACCAAATTAAAAATTTATTTCCTACAATATATGCAACAGAAACATTAAGTCTTACATCAGGTACAGGATATAGATTACTTGGTAATCATGGAAGCGACCAAGATAGTTATAATTATATGATTTCTCCAATTAAAGCAGTTTCTCAATATACTGATTGGTCAACAGGCTCAGACCAAACAGGTTTAACTTATAAACCAGTAGCTGTTGAATTAATAGATTTACCTAATCCATTTACTTATACAGATGATACACAAACAGAAAGAACTAAAACATACACAACAGGCCCAGATGTAGTACATGCATTACAATTTTACGGTATTGATTCAGGCCATACTGTTTATGTAACTTTTAAAAAGAAATTTGTAGCTCCTACTGCTGAAGCAAATACATTAGCTTCTATAGGATTAGAAGAAGAATATGAACCAATCGTTATGACAGGAGTTGCTGCTCAATTAATATCTGGTAAAGATATCAATATGATAAATGCTCCTTATATAACAGAACAATTACAAGCAGCTGCTTTTCCAGTTGGTAGTGCAAATTCAATAAGTAGTAGTTTATTAAGATATCAACAATTATTAATACAACAAGCTAGAAGTAATTTAAGAAGTAAATATCCAGAAGCAGTATTAATGCACGGTGTAAATTATCCTACCTAATGGTAAGAGTAGCTTCAACATCAAATGTTCGTAACCCAAAACGTTATGGTTATGATTGTAGATTAGATAATATTTATTTAAGAACAGCTGTAGCACCTGGTAGAGAGTTAAGTATTGCATCATCAGATGTACAAGCAGGTCAAAATATAAATGTTAAACAAAATCCTGAAGACTTTACATCTAACTTAGGACGTATATATTCAAGAAATAATTTTAGTTCAGGACAAGGATTAGATACAGCACATAGAGCTGATGGTAGTGAAGATGATGTAAATAGATTTTGGGATAGTAAAGGTATTGATGTATTTCATGGAGATGATGAAACTTCTTATAATATACATTTACTATATACAACAGCTGATAAAAATGTAAGGGGTGCAAGTACTACATTTACTGCTTCAAATAATTATTTAGCACAAACTACTAATGGACATTTATGGGTGACAGATGGAACTGCTTTATATAAATCAACAAATAATGGTGAAACATGGGCTGCAGAAACTACAGGTGCAACACATAACTTTACAGGAATAGCTGCTGTAGGTAATAGAATATTTGCTACAACTGCTAATGGTACAAGTGCTTCTCAATTATTAGAATGGGATGGAAGTGCTTGGGCTGCTAGAACTACAGCTCAAACATCAGCATCTGGATTAACTGGTATATGGTTTGCTAAAGGTATGTTAATAATATCAGCAGATGATGGTGAATTAGAAAGAGTATGGGCAATTACACCATTTGGACAAACTTGGGCAGCAGGAGATATAGCAAATGCAGATGCATTATTTTCTTTTGAAAGTACACATCATGTATCACAAGTTGTAGATGCTGGTGCTGTAATACTTATAGCTTCAACTAATGGTGATATATATTCTGTTAAAGACCAGGCTGGAACATTCTTATTAAAAGGTCAAACAAACATACCATTTGAAGAAGTACATTCTATAGCAGCTACTGAAGGTATTGTATTTTTTGGTACTAAAGAAAAGTCAAGAGATGTAGGAAGATTTTATACAGCAGAATTAGTTGTAGCTGATGATTTGTATGTATTAGCTAATAGGCAACTTGTAAAAGAATGGGTTATAACAGGACAAGATACTACTCCTCATTTTATGTTTACATCAAGAGATAGTGTTTATTGTGGAATTAAAGAATCAGGAACTGAAACAAATTTGTGGCGATATTATTTACCAACAGGTGGTATTGCTAGAGATTTGAAAATGACTGGTGCAGGTTTTGTTACTGGTATAACTAATGTAAGTGGTAAGTTTTTAACAGTTGTATCTGGAGTAGATGTATTTAAAGAAACATCTACATATGAAAGCACAGGTTATTTAATACTTTCAGCAGCAGATTTTTATACAGCAGAAAGTAAACAATTTGTAGGTGCTGAATTATCTACAGTTGTTTTACCTGATGCAACGAATGTTAGTTTACAATATTCAACTAAATTTGAAGATTTAGATAATCCTGATGCAGCTACATATACTGTAGCTATTAATCAATTAGGTGGTATAGGAGATGAAGAAAAACAAATAGCTGAAGTATCAAGATATATTGTAGGAAAAGTTGTTTTAAATAGTACTGATGGAGTATCTACACCTAAAGTAAAATCTGTACAATTTCGTGCATTAGCTAGACCGGAACTTGTAGTTGCACAAATACCTATAAATATTAGTGATAGAGTAGAAAGACCTGGTAGAAAACCTCTTAAAGTTAAAGGTTTAGGAGATGCATTATATAATTCTTTACGTGCTAAAGAAGGTGATTCTGTAACATTAGAATTATTCCAACCAGAAGAAACTATTAGAGGTGTTGTTGAGCAAATAAGTTATCCTATACAAACTAATGAAGCAGTTGGAAGTGATACAATGTATGCTATTATTACAGTGCGTGGTACTAGACAAGGTACTATTGAAGAAGTAACATCAATACATACAACAGGTATTGCATCTTGGGGTATAATGAGGTTTGGAGCGTAATGGCAAATAGAGCAACACAAATAGTAAACTTTTATGAAACTACTATTACTAATAGTGATTTTAGTGCAGGTGCTACATCATTTACTGTACAAACAGCTCCTACAACTAATGGTGCTGCAGGTATAACATCAGCTACTACAGGTAATGAAGATACTTGGTTATATCTAGTTATTGACCCTGACTCTTCAAGTAACAGAGAAATAGTAGTTGTTAAAACACATACATCTGGTTCTACTACATTTAGTGATGTACAAAGAGATTACGATGGTAGACGACAAGCAGGTGGTGCGCCAGCAGCTACAGGTATTGCACACGGTATAGGTACAACAGTAAGACTTGCTGTATTAGCTCAACATATACAAGACCAAAACGATAGAGTAGCTGCAAATATTACATCATTAAATACAGCTATAACAAACTTTAATACAAATGGTAACGCTGCAATTGCAGCTATTAATGCTTCATCTGCTACAGCTATGATAAATAATGCTACTGATGGTACTGGTATAACAGTTGATGTAGAAAACGATTTTACATTAGTTTATGATGCAACAGACAATACAGGTAAAAAAGTTAAAGTTAATCAAGTAGCAGCTCCTGTAGAAATAAATCCATTTTTAGTAATGGGAGGATAATGAGTTTATTATTAGTACTCAAAGAAGGTGGAGGTTTACAAATAGATACTATAGGTAATTTACCTATAGATGAAGATTTAGATTTACTACCCGATACAGGTGGAGCTGTTGACTATAATCCACAATTTATGTTGTGGTCTGATAGTGGACATGCATTACAGTATCTTAATGTAGATGACTTGCTTTTGGTCGGTGTGTAGTATACTATAAAAGAATATATTTAGGAGATAAAATATGGCAAATGCTTATAAAGTACTAGGACAAGTTGCAGATGCTTCTGCAAATAATGTAACTTTGATAGCAGACCAAAATGGTGAAACTATTGTATCAACAATTGTTATTGCTAATAGAGAAGCTGCTGTTAACACATTTAGAATAGCAGTTAGGCCTGCTGCTGCAACATTAGCTAATGAACATTATATAGCTTACGATGCATCAGTTGCTGCAAATGATACTATTACTTTAACACTTGGTCTTACACTTGCAGATAATGATATTGTTACTGTGGGTGCATCTGATGATAAAGTTAGTTTTAGTGCCTTTGGTACAGTAATTACATAAGGATTTAATAAAATGAGTATACAATCATTAATCAATTCAGGGATAAATGGTAAAAAATTTGCTAGCCTTGTTTTGTCACAAACACCAGTATTAAATAAAATGGAAATGAAATATTATATTGCTGCTGGCGGAGGAGGAGGCGGTCGTAGCCGTGGTCACTCAGGATGGGGATACCATCGTGGTGGTGGCGGAGGTGCCGGTGGATATACTTCTGGTTCAGGAATAATATTTGACCAAGGAACAAACTATGCTGTTACTATTGGAGCTTCAGGAAGCGGTGGCGGTGGTAGTGATGGTTCAGGTCAAGATGGTTCTAATGGTGGTGATACATCTATAGTTTTAAAATCTGGCACAGTTACTATGAATGGTGGCGGTGGAGGTGGAGTAGGTACACAAAATTACGAAAGCGGTAATGGTCAAGGTAAAGACGGTGGCTCTGGAGGAGGTGGAGGTACTCACTTTGCAAACTTAACTCACAACTCATCTGGTGGTCCATCTGGAGGAGATGCTGATGACGCTAATTATGGTAATGATGGTGCTGATGGTTCAAGAGGCGGTGGTGCTACTGGTGGTGGCGGTGGCGGCATGGCTGGTGCTGGTAACTTTATTGGTAATGGTGGTGGAGGACAAGCACTTTTTCATCCATCTTTAACTTTTGCAAGAGGTGGTCCAGGTTCTGGTAGTGGTACTTCTAACACAGGTTCTGGTGGTCAACATGGTTCTTCTGGTGGTTCAGGTATGATTTATATAGTATATAGTAAAGATGTTACACCAACAATTGGCGGTAGTTTAGGGTCTGAAATCCATGATTTAGGTAGTAATAAATTATTATTATTAAAATCTGGTGCTGACAATATTAGTTGGGCAGATGCATAATGGCACACTACGCACTTTTAGATGAAAACAATATAGTCACTCAAGTTATTACTGGTAAAAATGAGGACGAACAAAGAGATGGTGTAGATGTTGATTGGGAAGAATGGTATAAAGATTTTCTTGGTGTAGCAGGCTGCAAAAGAACATCTATTAATACAATACAAAATGTACATACTCAAGGTAAAACTCCATTTAGAGGCAATTATGCAGGAATAGGTATGAAATATGATTCAACAAATGATGTATTTGTAACAGCAGAACCTCCATTTCCTGGTTGGGTTATGGATACAGATATTTGGGAATATAAATCTCCTATAGATAAACCTGCTGATTTTGATAGTAAACCATATTACTGGGATGTAGATGCTTATGCTGCAGATAATACAACAGGATGGGTAGAAATAGTTCCTGAATAATAACTATAAGGTGGAAAATGAAAAAAATAATTTTTGGAACAAATAGTAAACTACTTTTAGCTAATAAAGATTTACATCCTAAACCTGTAAAACAAGTAATACCTGATTATTTAAAAGCTTTTAAACCAGAAAAAGCTGAATATTATAAAGGACAATTACATTCAATTAGCAATTTTAAAAGTTGCCCAAGTTATATAGATGTATATAACTATGGATATGCAATTTTAGCACCATGTGATATTAGTATACAGGCAAAAGAAGATGGAACTTTTAATTGGACTGTAGCTAATTCTTTTAGACGGAATGATATAGAATATCATTATAATGAACAACTCGTACACAATATACCAATTGAAAAAAATATTCAAATAATTGCAAAATATAATTCTCCATGGAAAGTTATTACTCCTAAAGGTTATAGTTGTAGGCAAATACCAGTTCCTTTAGAATACAATACTGAATGGGAACCATTTGAAGGTGTATTAAGAACAGATAAAATACATGAACTTAATATACAATTATTAATTAAAACAAATGAAGCTATATTTATACCACAAGGTACTCCTTTGTGTGTTTATGTTCCTTTTAAAAGAGAAACTTTTACAAGTAAAATTGTTGATTTAAATAAAAATAATAAATATTCAAAATTAAGAAATTCTATGTATTTAAGTACGTATGGAACATTTGAAAAAAATATAAGAAATGCAGGTTACTTTAAAGATTAACTAATTGTGCTATAATACTTCACCATGGATTATTTTATAGGATTTTTAATTGGTTATTTCTGTAAATGGTTTTTTAATTACTTAACAAGTATAAGTGAAATTAAGATACCAGATAGATACAATAACGAAGATTGGGACTGGCTATCTACAGATGACATCCAATAACGGATATACCAACAAAGAAATGCTTCATTTCATTAGAGTTGAAGTACAAGAGTTACATAAAAGAATAGATTTTTTACACGAAAAAATAAATAAATCTCCTACTAGAGGAGAAATTGTTGGTTGGTTAGTTGGATTAAGTAGCACAGCTGCCTTCATAAATACTATAATGTAACTTATGAAATACTATTACGGGGTAGAAATTCTTAGGGTTGTAGATGGAGATACAGTAGATGTCAGAATTGATTTGGGTTTTGATGTGTGGCATAAATGTCGTGTACGACTTATGGGTATCAA